CGTCGCTGTCGGATACCCTCACTGTCGGTGGCTCCCTCTACCTGCACGGCACGCAGATTACGTCGCCGCCGGATAACATCACTGTCGGTGGCTCCATCGACCTGCAGGGCACGCAGATTACGTCGCTGCCGGATAACCTCACTGTCGGTGGCTCCCTCTACCTGCGGGGCACGCAGATTACGTCGCTGCCGGATAACCTCACTGTCGGTGGATCCATCGATCTGCGGGGCACGCAGATTACGTCTCCTGAAAAATTAAACCGACCGCCTGCTGATTTTTCAATAAAGGTGCGGGCTTCTATTGAAATAGCGTTTAATTTGCGCGGCTACACAATCGCAGACGGTATACTCGGCAAGATTGTCGGAAAACGCGGATTAATACTTCGTATCATTATAGCTGGTCGTAAAGGAGCTACATATTTAGCTTCCGACGGCAATGGTAATAGCGCCCACGGCGAAACCATTAAGGAAGCAAGAGACGGTTTAGCGTTTAAGACGGCAAGCCGTGATGTTTCTCAGTTCAAAGGTATGAAGCTAACGGAGAAGAAAGCCCCGAAGGAATGGGCTTTTATTTACCGTATTATCACTGGCGCGTGTCAGTCCGGCACGGAGCACTTCATAGCGGGCAAAGGAAAGCTAAAGGCCGAATACACGCTTGCTGAGATCCTAGAGCAGACCAACGGGGCGTTTGGATACGATAGATTCAAATCCATAGTGACTGAGGTGGCGTGATGGAAACGCAGGAACATAAATTTTACAGCACCATGGATAGAAAGCGCTTAGTGCAGCGTGCGGCTGAGGCAGCGTGTGGCTGGGATTTTATCGAAGACAACATAGAGGTGGATGATAGGCGCGGCCTGTCGCACATCCACGGAACATTTGCATAGGGGGCGGCATGATACGCAGCGATGGGAAGAACCGTACGTGGAATCTCCTAGATTATGCCACGGAGCAGGGATGCAGTGGCTTGAATGCCCAGACGGAAAAGCCCGGCCAGTTGAACCCGGAATTCGTTTGCTGGCTCATGGGGTACAGCACCGCGCACCACTGCTCCATGCTTTCGGCAATGCAATTGTTCCGCAAGTCGCGGCAGAGTTCATCAAAGCAGCGGGAGGATGACCTCGGCGAGGCGAGATATTACCACGAGAAATATGGGGATGAATTATGAGCGACGAAAAACCAAACCACCCCTACTGGTGCGATGATTGCGGCGGCAAAGCACCATTCACCATCCCAGGATGTGAAATCGACCACGACAAAGGATGCCCGCGCGAAAATGAGGATGCGATGGCGGTATTTCGTGCCGCTGCCGAGTATTACAAAACTACAGGAAAGGCAATCAAATGAGCGCAGAAATGGCACTACTAAAGGCCGCAATCGAAGCTTGGGCGATCAATGCCAAGCGTGAGAAGGAGGCGAACTATACGCGCTGGCGCTGCGCGCGGCGCTCGAGGCCGAGCACATAAAAGCAAACCAACTATCACTTTTTTAGAAGGCAAAGCATGGGCGATTTATTCAAACAGGCGGATATGAGGCAGGTTTTACATGGCGATGCCGGTGGCAGCGCGGAGTGGAGCATCGCCGCCGATCAACTAAAATTCACCACCGTGCGTGATGATGTGGGGCATGAGTATGCGGTAGTGCGCGGCACGGATTTCGTTATCGAGATCAGCCCGCAGCGCGATGGCGCGCGCGCTGCTCTCTGGCGCGGTGGCTTGATGGGCGATTTCATTGGCAGCTATGGCTCGCTGAGCGATGCCCTACTGGCCGCGAAGCGCTTATCGCCGCCGCACTTCATCCATCAGCTTTACCAGGTTGCTGGCCGCAACAGCGGGCGGAGGCAGGCGGTATGACAAACGCACGTTTTTGCATCATATCGGCCATAACCAATCGGGAGAGCTATGCCACGAATGGCGTGGGCAGGAAATTGCCTTCAAGCGCGTGCAGGATCTTCTCACTAAGGCGGGGGTTGTATGAGCGGTAATGCTGACAGAGAAGCGTTTGAGAAGTGGCGTGAGCAGCAGGATAACTCGATACTGCGTGCGGAAACAGCATGGCAGACTATCGAGCGTGCTTATCAAACCGCCCGGGCGGAATATGCCGGGGAGGTAGCATTAGCTTTGCATGACCGTGATGTCGCAGAGCGTAACCACGCAAGAATAGCAGCAGATAACATGAGGCTGAAGGAAGAAATCGAACGGCTGAAGCGGGTGGTGGAACAAGTAAGAGCGCACGCGGCGGCCACAAACAACATTATTGAGCGGAAATGTCGTATTGTAGAAATTTGCGACAAAGCACTAGCAGCCACAGAGAAGGAGGGGTTATGAGCCAGGATGTTGATTGCCCATTCTGTAAAGACATAGGCTTTGATTTAGTTGGGTTGAAAAACCACCTTAACCGTGGGCACTGTGACAAATTTAACGACACGCCCTCAATAGCTGAAATTATGGAAAAGTATTTTGGTGATAAAATTGAATCTGAGGGGCAGTTATGAGCGAGAAATTGAAGCCGTGTCCGTTTTGTGGAGGTGAGGCGACATGCCATACACAAGCAAATTTTAGAGCATCAACTTTTGCTATTCGATGCAAGTCTTGTGGTTGTTTTAGTGCATTATATGATGATTTTCCACAAGCAATCGCAGCATGGAATGCCCGCACACCCAACACCAGCGTCAAGGCTGATGTGGAGAGTGTAGCCAAGGCTATATGGGGGGCGGCACTATGACACACCAGCAACTGCTTGAACAGGCCGTGGATATTCTATCGCGCGTGCGAGATGCGCTTCTACTACCGGCGAATGAACGCATTAAAAGCAATCAGATTAACGATTTTATAAAAAAGGTCGAGGAGGTAAAAAATATATGAAAGGTGTGCCTATCTATAACGTTGAATATAAACGCTTTCTAAGTGAGCGCGAAGCAGCAACTTATGCGGGGATGACTGTTAATGAATTTCGCAGAGAGTGCAGTATTTCATCAATAGCGCGCGCTCAAGGTCGTCAGGTATGGGATGTTTATGAGCTTGATAGATGGCTAGATCCCATAGGAGTTAAACAGAACGTTGATGAAATAATTGCAAGATTATGACCCGTATAAAAATTAAAGGATTCCACATTTTTACAGATAGGCATGGGAAGCTTAGGTGTTACCACCGAAAAACTGGATTTTCTATAGACCTTGTAAAATATCCGTTGGGATCACCTGAGTTCATAGCTCAATGCCAACGATTTAAGCCCGAGCAAAAACCTAAAACAGGAACGCTTGGTAAACTTATAATTGATTACCGGTCATCGCCATCTTTCACATCGCTGCGCCAAAACACTAGGAATTTCTATGAATCTGCTTTTTCATATCTGAAGCCTATTGATGATATTGGCTTAGATATATTTGACCGGGCATTCGTAGTACGCATCCGCGATAAAGCAATGGATGCAAGAGGGTGGCACTTTGCCAATAGCGTAAAAACATCCCTTAGCACCCTCTTCTCATGGGCTGTAGAACGTGGTGTAATGAAAGAAAATCCTGCGCGATTAATCAAAAGAATACCGCGCCCGAAAGGAAAGCCAAGAGCGAATAGGCCATGGACGGATTCAGAACGCTATGCTGTGCTTGAGGCCTGCAGTATCCATCTGCGCACCCCGATAGCCTTAATGATGTATCTCGGGATGGATCCTGCTGATGCTATTAGCGTGCTTAAAGAACAATGCAAAGATGGCGCGATAAGCTATGAACGGACAAAAACAGGAGAAGCTGTCTGGAGGCCAATACCTAGTGATCTGAAGGCAATTATGCGCGAGGATAAGAATAATGCCGCGACCATAGCTGCTAACAGTTATGGCAAGCCCTGGACAAGATCAGGCCTGAACAGCGTTTGGATGCCACTAAAAGCAGAGCTGCTAAAAGCTGGAAAGATTGACGCTGGGTTAACCCTAAAGGGGCTAAGGCATACGAGCGCAACGATCATGGGCGAAATGGGTTATGATGACCGGACTATCGCTGATGCGCATGGGCAATCCACTGAAGGAATGGCCAGATGGTACTCTCGTGATGCTAATCGTAAGGGGAAGATGAAGGACGTTGCCAAACGGATGAATGTCGAAGAAAAACGCCGAAAAATGGCAAACCTATCTAAAAAAGTGGCAAACCAGAGGGATGCCCCAACCTAGCAAAACGAGGCTGGGGCTTGGTGAGCCGGGTGGGGATCGAACCCACGACAACACGATTAAAAGTCACAATCTAATGGCGTAATTACAGCACGTTTGTAATATAAAAACTGGCAAACTGCATTCAAAAAATCAATAGCTTATTAAGCGTTTGGCAAACCCAAAGGCCTAGCATCAAAGTTGCCGGCAGAGCATAGACATTCGCACTTTGGACACTTGCAAAGGCGATGCATGAATGGCGTTACGGCTGCGAACTTATTGCCACAATGCAGGCAATGCGTCCATTGTGCACTCGCCGGGAGCCTATCCGTCATGTAAAGAATCTCGGCCACAGATACCTACTTCTTGCAAATGGTTTCCCATGTTTCGTCATGATTTAAAATCTGTCGAGCCGTTTCATCGGTAAACACATCTTGATGGCTCACGTAGATAGGCTGCGCTATCTGACAGTAATCATGGCTAATCTCTTGCCCACTTGCGCAGGAGCACATCAGCGGAAGCGCCAACAGGCAAAGCAGCGTTCTTGACCCGGACATATTGCACCTTCTCGATTGTTTTGATGGTTTCTGACTGCTGTTTGGATAGCTCTTTCGCCTCTCTCGCTTCATAGCGAAGGCTCTGGACATGCCATGCGGCGTAGAAAACAGCAGCATAGGAAAGCGCCAAAAGCGCCATTTTAAGCTGGGATAGGTACTTGCTGATAAAACTGAATGCTAAGCTAAGCACGGGCATTCCCTTTCATGATTTCGATAAAAACACGCTCTTTACGATTGAGGGCGGTTTGTATCTGCGGCAATAGCTTTGCCAGCGCCGCACGGCTGCGCCCGATCACGTCTGCGTTGCGCATCTGCCCGACCAGAATACAGCCCTCAGTATCGGCGGCGGTGTTGCCCGCATGGATGCGCACCCCCTCATAACCGGGGACACCCAGCAGCAGCGGCAGGATCGTGCCGAAATGCTCGCTATAATTCATGGTCACTTCATAGAGGCCGTAGGGGATGGCAGTTTTACCCGGCACTTTCCATGCACTGACAGGCTTGCCCGGCACCTCGCGCACTACATCCTCCAGCGTAAAGCATTCAAAGCGCCCATTGATGCTGAGTTCGCCAGTGGTGCTCGTGCCGGAGGCACTATTGCGCACAAGGGATAGTTTCATGAGTGGCTCCATACGGGGCGATGAATGCGCCGCCAGATCATTGATAGAGCGATCACGGCGAAAGATGCGTTGCTGAGTGCTGTTTGTGCATCGGCGCGATAGCCCGCATCGAAATAATGCACCAGCCCGGCGAGGCTGGAGAAGGATAGCAGGATCAGCCCCAGCTTCATGATGATGCCATCCTTAAAGTTGGGATGGAGGATCGCCCACGTGCTGAACCCGAACAGGATAGCGCAGGCAATCAGGTTAAGGAGTTCCATCATTGCCCCCCGTCCACAGACTTTCCGTAGCGCGCCATAATCAGCCCCCATGGGTCAGATTTCTTAATGGTGTCGTAAATCGCGGCGGTGAGGGACAGGCCAAACAGGCCGATAAAGAAGCTCACGGATTCCTCATAGGGCACTAGCCCCAGCTCAAACGCGGCCAGCGGCGCGAAATACTGTGCCATGGCGGCACCGATCATCACGGTGGTGATGCGCTCAATCACATTCATCTGCGAGGCGAAACGCAGCGAGATCACCGACCCAACCAGCCCGGCAATGATAGAGGGGTGCAGCAGGGCTTTCAGCCCGACTGTGGACGTTATAGGCTCGGGCATATTGTAAACTCCATGGGCAATTATTGTAAAGTTTTGGCAAAAAAAGAGGCCACCAGTAGGTGGCCTAAGTCACTCGGCAAGCAGAGTTTGTTAGATCAACGCAAGCCATGCGCCCGTGAGCAGCTCGGCCAGCGCAATCGGCTCGACCTGCTTTTGTTGACCGCATAGGTAATAAATCAGCGTGACGACTGGAAAGAGCGCTCCGGCCATCAGGTGCCATGGGTTCCCATCAAGCGCATAAAGCAGCAACGCCAGCGGGATAATGGCGGCGGAGCGCAGCATGCTCTCGGGGATATGCTCGCCCCGTGCTGCGGCGAGCCATGTTTCCCCAGTCGCAAAGATGCGGAAGACATATAACCCTACTGCTATGAGCGGCGACCACGCCCACATGTGCGGATGCGCGAGCACTAAGCCATAGGTCATCATGAGCACGGCTAGCCAGCGTGGCAGGCCATCTGCTCCCCAGCACCGGTTGCCAAGGGCGCACATTGCGATGCTAAGCATTGAGCGCCTTTTTAACACGTGGGGCTATGCCGATAATCAGCGCCGCGATGATGAAGAAGGCAGCAAGAATGAAGATGCCTCCGCTGTGCAGATAGAGCGCTGAAGCCAGTGCTGCCCCTATCGCCTGAAAGAGCACATCTTGCAAGCTATCCTGCGCCGTGTGCCATGTTGGCACGCGGTGAATGTCGACGCCCTCCTTCACCAGTGCGATAGCCATGGCAACGGCTACCCCGGCCAGCACGCTATGCATCCAAAGCTGCACCGCCCCGGCATAGAGCAGCCCCAGCGCCGCGTGGCTTAGCTGGTTACTCGACCATCCGTACCAGTCGCGCCCCTGATCGTCAGGAGTCTCAAGCTGGTCAAGGATGGTGCTGATGAGGCTCATATCGTGGAAGCCTGCAGAAAGAATGCATCCACCTGCTCATCGTTAAGACCGAGCTGTGCCGCAGCTGCGATGACCAGCGGTTCGTAACGGCCAACCACGGTCATATTTTTCCAAGTGATCTGCGCTGCTATTTGCTCGGCTGGGGTAAGAGAAGAGAAAGATGCAGCAAGAAATGACGGGACGGATCTTGAACTTGCTTCCTCGGCAGTGATAACGCCTGCTCCTACAGCGGCGATCAGAAGTTGCAGTGCGGTGATGGATGGTATGGGTGGAATGATCGGGTCGGCTGGCAGGGGCGTATTACCTTCCGCTACCCATAAAGTGTAATCCAGATAATCGGAATTACGCTCATCGCATGGTATGAACGCCCCATCTTCAATGCGCAATATTATGTATTCGCTTTGTATTTTATACATATACTATAGCTCCGATCTTGCAAAGTATGTGCAGACAGTCTCCTGCCCGGCTGCTGTAAAGGAAGGCCATGCTACCCAGCACCCATCAATAGCATTGGCAGCCACGGTAGGTGTCTGAGAAGTGCCAGACACGTAAGCAAAGGACATGGTTGGGGAGATAAATTTCTTTGCCTTGAACTGAATCATAGAGCGCTGAATAAAAGTACCAGATGCAGCTGAACTCACTCCACATACCGTCCCTGACTCCGCATGGGCAAAACAACGCTGGATGTCTAAATCAGGGATATTCTCAAAAGGTGTGGCGACCGATCCAGTTTCAAGCTGCACACCTGTGATATAGATGTTATCATCTGCGCCCGCCGTTCCGGATGGAGTATACCCAAAGTAAACACCAAGCTGTGTGCAGTTGGCGGGGATTGTACCAGTGAAGGAGTAACGTGTCCATGTGGTCGTTATAGCTTGCGCACCAGTAATAGGCGTAGTTGACCCAGTCCACGAACCCGCCATGGTAGCAGCGGATTGGTTTGTTCCCGTACCTGAATATACGTTTGCAGTTAAATTACCACCGCTATAGTTAGCCCCAGCCTTTACCCAGAAAGAGAGAACTGCGGATCCACCCGCGAAGCGGATAGAATTGTCCGTAGTGATAGCTTGTTGCAACTGGATGATATTAGTGGATGTCGCTGCAGCGTTCCTACCAATTCGTAGGCTATAACGAAGGCCAGATGGAGCATTTCCTATTACCTGTGCTAGAGTTCCCGCTGCTGTACCGCCCTGTGCAGCTGCCCACCTATCACACGATCCGTAGGCAACGCTCGTGGTGAGCGCTACAGATGCCGTCCCGTTTTGCTGTGAGATGCCCATCGCACCATTGATGATTGCATTGCGGAACGCGAACTGGCCGCCGTTGATGGAGGTGATAGAACCCAACGAGGTTATATCTGTGTTCTCCCCGGATTTTGCAGCGCTTAGATTGCCTCGCGCTGTTGCAGGAACTGCTACATCACTAAGGTTATTTGCCGCGACGAGGAAACCGCCAGCTCCCACATAGGCTGCTGCCCATACCGTGCCGCTATATACCTTCATGACATTGGACACGGTATTCCAATAAAGCGCGCCCGTCAAAAGAGCATTGCCATCATTGTCGAGAGTTGGATCAGATGACTTCGCCCCTAAATACCGATCATCGAAACTGTCATATAACGCTGACGTTGCGGCTGCATCAGCGCTAGCTGAGTTTTTATATGAGAGCGCATTTGCCTCGCTAGTCGCCGCTGCAGCTGCAGCATTATTTGCTGCGCCAAGCAGCTGTGATGGGGCAAAAACGATGACGTTCTTTGTGCCGGATGGCGGGATGTTGTTGAGGGTGAGCTGGTTGCCGACAAGCGTATATTCATCAGGGCGGTTTATCAGGCGCTGGGCGGAATATGTCGGCTTGATGGATACGTTATCGAGCGTTCCGGTGAAAGCGGCACCCGTAAAGGCAAGCACCTGTGTCGAGCCAGCAATGATCGTCTCACGCCATGTTCCCGCACCTCTGGTCGTTCCTGCGTTGCCACCAATGCTAGGGGTCAGGGTTCCAGCGGATGCCGTCACCGTAAATTCTACCGTGTAGCTCTGTCCCTGGATGATTGGCGTGTTGGCGTTTTGCGTGATAGCCGTGCTGATCGCGCCAGATGCTGTTGCAACACCCGCGCTGATAGTCCAGCCTGCCCCCTTTGCCCAGATTGTGTCCGTGGCAAAGTCACCGTTAGTAACATAGTTCGGGATCGCGCGATCGGCGAAGACCATCAGGATATTCTCGTCCGTGCCAAAGTTTTGTGACAAGGTAAACGTTGGAGTAACACCATCACCGTCAAAGTATTGGATGAACGAGCTATTGGTAGAAGGTGCAATCTGCACATTATCGACCGTCCAGATGGCTCCGCTATTAGCATCCGCTGAAGCTTGGTCAGGATAGAGCGCAAGCTTGTAGTTCTGCTGAAGATGCGGGATGACGATGGTGCCGAGATAGGTTGGGTAGCCCGAGGCATTGAGCAGCATGGTCGCGGCCGTCGTAACTCCGGTATAATCTGTCGCCATCGGGATGTTGGTCGAGCTTCCTGCAGCGTACGCCTTAAGCACAGCGCCGGAGTACGGCATCCCACTCGCATTTTCAAGCTGCGGTGGCAGATAGGCAATTGGATACCAACTCATTTATTTCTCCACTACGGTTTCTTCGTGATTTTTGCGGTTGCAGTAGCACCGAGCATGTTGGCGATTGGCAAGGCGGCCGTACCTCCTTGCTTATTGTTCACCAGGTTGCTCACCACACGCGGCGATTGATTGATTAGCTTCTGATAGCCACGGTTAGCGGCAAGAGCAGGCAAAACTTTCGCTGGCGCAAGAATTACTCCCCCGATAGTGCTGAGATCGGACGCACCCTTCATATACATAAGCTTCTGAGCCGTATCGGATCCGCCTTTTTTGGCCATGAACTGCTTTCCAATGCGTGCCAGATCCACCAGGTCATCTTCACCCGTTGCCTTGCGGCTTGCCTTGATATATTTACTGCTCGCCACCTTCTGCATCAGCTGCGTCGGGTTGATCATGCCATCCGTGGACTTCTCCAGCAGTGGCTCAATGGTGCGGTAGTTGCGCCATTGGGTGCGCGCTGTGGCGAGTTGCTTCACCTCGTCCGGAGAAAGATGGGTATTAACAACCTCATCGATCTTATCGATGATTTTGGCCACCTGCTGCCGCGCACCTCCCTCGATGCTAGGTAGATCGGCAAGTAGCTGGCTACGTAGGGAGGCTAGTTTTTCTCCAGGAACCTCACGTAGGCCGCCATTACCTACCTTGAATTGGCTCAGGTTATCCAGCACGTCATTGACGTTATTCTGCACTACATCGGCAAGGTTGCTTGATACTTTGCGTTTGGCAGCCGTGGCAATATCAGCCAGGCTGTTGATGTCGGTCTGTGCAAATTTGATGTTTTTGCCGGATAGCACGCCCTCGAAATCTTTGCCAGCGCGGGCAAGATAATTGTTGATGACCTCGGGCTGCAGGTTATCGGCATCCTCACCGATTGTTTTGGCCACGCCACGCATCCACTGACCCGCTTGCTTCGCTTGGAATGCGTCAACGCCTGATCCCGGGATGTTTTGGCTGATTTTCTGAACCGTGTCGCGTACATTGGACGGGGCAATCTGATCAAGCGAGAGATCGATGCCGAATTTGTTCTTTGCGGCAACAGCCAGATCCTTGACGGATTGTGAAACGTTAGGCCTCGGAATGCTTTTTAGAGCAGCACCCGCGATAGGCACGGAAGCGCCAAGAGCAGCAGAAATGATAGCGCCCGATTTTGCATCGCTAACCGCTCCCGCACTGTCGAGATCGTTTCGGCTACCGCCATACCCGTAGAGCGCACCAGTTGGAGCGGATACAGCCGCAGCGCGTAGAGCCTTCCCTGTGATATTTGCGACTTTTGCCCCTGTTCCTGCGGTGGCTGCAACTTGACCGCCCCGAACATAATTACCCACCGCCCCGAGCGCTTCTGGGATTGCATTTACGGCTCCTCTTGCGCCATTTACGGCGCGTCCACCTGTTAATACTTTCGTCGAAAGCAGAGGCAGAGTAGCAGCAACACCCGTAATTGCGCCAGCAGTATATGCGCCCTGATGTGCACCAGCTGTCTTATTCTGGCTATCACGTGCATCTTTATAGAGGGCGCTGATCGACTGACCATCAGTGACGTTATCACCGAGCGTTTTGTCATAGACCTTCGCACCAACGACACCCAAACCAGCGGCGATACGCTCGCCGAAAGGCACAGCAGAGTTGAACCCCTGCACAGCGGCAGCAGTAGCACCAAGATCGCGCCCGGGCGTGTCCTGAACCACCGGAGTGGCCTTAGCACGCCAGTCAGACGCGCCGCCAACCTTCGGCGATGGCGTGACTTGTAGTGGTTGAGCGCGGGTGCGCCAGTCATTCGCAGGGGCAGAAGTAACGGGAGCAGCCACGGTTGGCGCTGCGTTTGATGGTGCCGCATCCGACATGACTGGTTGCGCCCTAATGCGCCAATCCGGCACGGTATTTTGGGCTACCTGAACACCCTGCGCTGTTGGTACAAGCTTATTCACGTAGTCCTGCGTTTCCTTAAACGGCGGTACACCACCATACTGCTGCACGGCACCCGGTCCCGCATTATATGCCGCCAGAGCAAGTTCTTGGCTGCCACCGTTGACTTTTTGCATGGCATTCAGGTAGTCGTTGGCAAAACGTGCCTGTTCCGCTTCCGGCGCAGTGCGGGGATCAACGCCATCCCAACCCTGCAACGGCGTTACGCCATAGCCAGGATTGGCCGCCGTCGCTGGCATGATCTGATAAGAGCCAGCAGCACCCTTTGGCGACACCGCCATGGGATTTCCGCCCGACTCCGCCATGCGCAGTGCTGGCAGCAGCTCATTTACGTTGGGATTAAGCATAGGGCTACTCTTATTGTTGTTGGAAACCTTCAGCTTGCGCAGCCGCAAGATCATCGGGGTCAATCATGAACGTTTCCTTGCCGTTGCTGACTCGGATCTGGCCAGCAGCCGGAGCCGCGCCAGTACGACGCTCAAGGCTTTGAATCTCGCCCATCTTCTGCTCAATGAATGCCTTGAGTGCCGCGTCTTTTTCATCCGGAGACTTGTTGGGATCGCCGAGTGTCACCTTCAAGCTCTCGCCCTCTTTCTGCGTGAAAGCAGCGCCGAAAGTTTGACGTAGGAGCGGAAGCACCTCGTTGTCGATTGTGGCGATGTAGGCTGTACGATCTACGGCGCCCTGCGGAAGTTTGGCGCCAAGCTGACGCGCCACCTCATTGGCTGCTACACCTGCAGCAGTGTAGGTTGCCGTCTGTCCAAGATTGTGAAGCTTATCGACCACTTGGTTGAGGCGTGGCAGCTGCGCCTGAATATCCGCTAGCTTAGCCTGGTTTGTTCCCATCTCAGTGCCACCGACTTTAGCAGCTGCACCTGCAGCGATATTGGCTGGATTATCCTCAGGTTTGAGCCCGGCCGCGTATGTTTGAACGGGTTGGCCATTTGGACCAATCACAACGGTGCGATCACCAAGATTTGCGGTCTGGTTCGACCGTTTCATCTGGAGATACTGCTGCTTCTGATCCGCAGGCAGTGAATTGTAATACTGCCATTCCTGCACGTTTGCTGGAGCGCCTGACATTCCGCCAATGATACCGTAGACCTGCCCCGCAGCCATCATGGATGCTACATCGTTTTTCAAGCCATCAATATCACCTGTACGAAGCTTGTTCAGTGCATAGGCCGTTTCCTGATCGTCTACATTTTCCCCGGCACCCATGCGCGCATGCAGAGCCTGCTGCCGTTGCATGAGAAAATCATGAGCCCCCTCGACATCGCCCTTATCGAGATACGTTTTTAGCTGGCTTGCCCCTACGATGGTGCTTTGCAGGCGCTGTTTATCGCGCTCTTGAAGACCTTCGTAGTGAGCCTTCAGGATGTTTTCCGTGGCAAGTGCATTGTTATTCTGATCGGCCTGCATTTGCCGGATCGGCGTTGCAGTGTCAGCCGCCTTTCCCTGCAAAGAAATGTTTGGATCTACAGCCATGTTTTATGCTCCTAAAATTTTGCTATTGCGTTGGGCGTGTATGCGGGAACCTTGTTCAGGCTCTGCAGCGCAAGCAGCGTGTTGATCTGGTTTTGATAACCAGTCTGCAGTGCATTGTTTGCGCCCATAACCCCAGATGCCTGCACTGCACCTTTGTCAGTTTGCAGATTGCTGGTAGCATTTGCGGAATTCTGGCCGGTGTTGACCTGATTCTGGAGGGTTCCTACCTGCTGCTGAACAAGGCCATTCCCGATCTGCAGGAGCTGATCCTGAAGCGCCGAAGCTGTGCCCCCACTGCCAACCTTTCCCTTAGCCGCCTGATTAGCGAGAAGGCGGCGCTGTGCATCATCTGCGAGGCTGGCATAGAATGGGTTGTTTTGGACATATGCGCCCGGGTCAGACTGAATCTGCTTAATCTGCGCTGCTGCGTTGGCTCCAAGCTCGTTATAGGGAGCCTGCGTTGCTACAGCACGGTCAACTGCGGAAGCCTGAATTTTCGCGGCCTCTTTGGCCGCATCAACTCCGTTTGCCGTAACCAGACCATTCGCCACTGATAAAGCCGCTGAAACAGGCCCTAATGCACGGAGAATACCATTTCCAGCCGATGCTGTTCCGATAGGAGCGCTTGCTACAGTCGATGCAACAGCACCGCCAGGCGCTGATGCTACAGCATTAGATGGCAATCCTGTTACATTAGCGCCCGCGAAGGCAGGATTTGTGAGGCCGAGTGCATCACCAACAGCTGTGCCACCCAATAATTCAGATGCACCCCCATTACCTAGATAACCGCCAGCCGCACCAAGAGCAGCTCCTGTAAGTACGCCCTTGACACCACCGCCATTAATAGCGCCTCCAGCTGCGCCGCCTACAGCACCACCAATGGCACCCAAAGACGAGGCACTCATGGTAGAACCAAGAGCCGTACCTATTCCTGGTGCAAAGTATGAAAGAGCGATGGGCAACGCAATGGATGCGACTGATTTTATAGTTTTGCTCATTCGGTTCTCCTCTTAATCTGATACATATGAATCTCCTCAACGATGGGCAGATCCTCAATTACGCCTATTTTTCTCATGTAGCCCTTCTTCGCGAAGTGATCGAAGAAGCTGGCCTGTTTCTTTTCAACGTTCAGCAATACGTGGTGTGTCTCTGCCATCAGGTTCATCGCCCACTTGAAATTGACGATCTTGTCAGCAGCAGATGTCCACGGCATCCATTCGACATGCGGCTCCATCACATATTCTGTGTGAATCAAGTCAATCACGCAGGCAGGGCCGTAACCGTGCTTCGTGTTGCCGTATCCGATCAAGCGGGTCGCTCCCGGCACCTTGATGCTAAGGTCACATCCGGCAAGTGCCGCAGCTGCAAGTATTACTTCATGATGTGGGGCAAGATACTCTAAACTATGCCCCGACTTCATAACTGCTAACCGTTATTTCCCATGTAATATTGTTGCCTGCGGCTCCGGTCACTGTGACCACCGCATATCCAACGGAGCTTGAGAGCCCTACATTCCATCCCGCCTGATCCTCGCCGCCAATCAAATCCGGCGATCCGATTCCCGTCAGAACGCCGCCGATGTTCTTGTATGCACCCGAGAGTGTATACCAAGCGCTATCACCATCCGTTCCGGATGTTCCTCCAGTGCGCCGCGCAACGATGTTGGCGACAATCATCACTGTCTTGCCGCTATCGACTTGCACGCGAAGCGCTGCAGTCACCGTGGCATCTGTGGTCAGCACTTTTGAGCGCACGCGGATCTGGAAGGTTGTTGTCCAGAGTTGGTAAATCGTATTTATCAGCCCACTGAAGAATGCAGCGGCCAATTTATCCTTCAAAAATGTTGGCGGCACCTGAAGTGGTGGCGGGTTGACACTGGCGACCATGTGGCGCTCCTAGATGCAGATTTCAGCGTCAATATTGGCGGAATATATGGCGCAATACGTCGGATCACTGAACCTTATCCGAAGTACGCAGCCGGAAGGCTTGAAGCGCCCTAAGCTGTTGGTACGAACCAGGACGCGCTCGCCAAGCGTACCGATACGCATGAAGCGCTCTGTACCAAATGACTTGCCGCCGTCGCGGCTCACCGAAAGCATGATTTGTGGGTTACTGCCTTGCCCGTCAAGCAGACCGACCCCTGTCTCAAGCACAATTTCGAGCGAGTTGATCTCAAATTCCTTGTTATCCGCGCCAAAGATGCCCGAGTGAATCGGAGCACTGTCGCGCGTGCGGATGATTGCTTCACCGTTATCGGTGTAGACTTCAGGATCAAGCTCATAGATATTGCCGCTGTTATATTCCGCCACCAGATGCTTGCCGAAGACATAGGCATAGCTGTTTCCGCGTATGCGGCCGATGGCGCTGCTTCCCCACTGGAACCACTCACCACCGACCGGATAGACCCATGTGATGTCCTGGCTCGGGAATGTGGCAATGTAGAACCACTGTCCCTCAAGCTCCATAGTCCACCCTATGCAGTCGTCAGTTATAAGGTAGTCCTGAAACTCCTTCGCCATCGCTGGGTTGCTGATTACCGTATCAACTGTAGAAGAGCCAGGGGTCAGACTATGGAATTGCTTGTCCGAACCGAAGAAGAACATCAAGTCAGGCATGTCCGCCACCGAATGAATTGCGCCTAGCCCTATGTTCTGTCCAGCGCCCTGAATTTTATCAAACGGCGGGTTTCCCTGACCGCTGTTATACCATAGCTCGATTGTCTCCTTGCCCATCAGATAAAGCGTTTCGCGGTATGCATACGGGATGAGCAAGTCATCACTGAACGACTCCGCAGAAGCGTTATTAAGCCCGTTGATAGTTCCGGGCGTTGCCACGTCGCTAACATCAAATCCCTGACCGCTTCCTTGATCGTAGATAGCCTGGTTATTGAGCACTGCCACGCCACGCGGAAGCCCGATGTTGGGATCAGTGACCTGCGTTAGCGTGGTGCCGTTCCAGACAAATACCAGCCCGCTACCGTTGCCGATAATGACCTGCGAGCCCATCGACTTCATCATACAGCGGCTTGATCCGGGTATAGTCCCAAGACTTGTGTGCGTGCCCAGGATATTCACCTCGTAGAGGGTTGTATCCGTCACCTTATAGAGCCGCCCTTGATTGACCAGCATGCCGCGATCAGTATTACCCGATTGCGTTTTAAACAGATTCAGCCCATAGAAAGACTGGAGAATATAATCACTGCGCGCTTTCTGCGTTCCCTGCACCTGCGGCCACCAGTTGCGGGTCAGCTGCTTCGACAGTGGGCGCGATTTATGCTGATAGGTTCCGCCGGTGATGTTAATCGGAACGAGCATTAAAAATCCGCCATATCGTTGTGTGATTCGTATTCCGGCAGCGCAAAGCTTGCCAAAGCATTCAATGCCAGCGCGCCATCAGGTCCTGCATCATTGCTGATGCGGACATAACGGCTTTCCGGAACGCTGTAGCTGGTGAGAAGATGGGAGGCCATAAGAAGGCAGAAGCTAGGCACGAGTTTCGCAGGAATCGGGCCGGCGGCAGGCCATGCGGCAATTCCTTTTTCCTTCAGCCGCTCATACATTTCAGCATAAGTAGCATCGATGCGGTTCTGGTCTTGCGCCTCAAGCGTTTGGCCGACTGGCACCAGACCTAAATCCTCACCGACTCGCTGCCGCACTTCTGCCTTGGTAGCCATTACCTATTCTCCGCGGAACTTCTTGGTAACTCTCTCGTTGAGCACTGCATCGCTGGCGCGCGCAGCGTCAGCAGCGTCTTTTGCTTCCGAGTCGATCTTGTGCAGCGTCTCGGCATTGGCCGAGCCCTCAATGATGGTAGCGACACCACCGTCAAGCTTGGCGAGAACGACGGGATCTGTGACTTCCGTTAGCTGTCCACGGACAAACTTTTGTTTGCCCATAAAGTTGATCACGTGCGGCGAGCCTTCACCGCCTCCGATGTAGGTGAATTGGCGAGCCTTCATGCCATTTTTATCGACCTTGGCCATTTTATCTTCAGCGGGAGCTTGTGCTTTCACTGCTATGGCAACTGCCTTAGCAGTGGGGGCTTTAACAGCGATTGATTCAGCTACGGCAACTGCCGTATCCGCGGTTTTAACAGCACTCATGATAGTCTCCTTAAAGTTTTACCCGCCCAGTTTTTACACTGGGCGGGTTGTTGGCTAGTCAACGCTGACAGCGAAATCCATCGTGATGTCCGCGGTCAAGTTACCCGCAGCAGCGGCAATGGTTGCATATACATCAATCTGCCCACCTGGATCGGTAGCCAGACCAGCGAGTTCCCACAGCATCTTGCCCGAAGAAGCGGGGGCAAGGATGAGCGGAGCGCCGGCTGGCGTCGCTGTGGAAAGGTCAAGACCACTGTTCAACGCCGTCGGCGCCGCAGCACCGAAGTTGTTATTCACCGATGCAAGACCGATACTAAGGGTTGGCGAACCTGCCGAAGCGAAGTCACCCCAGTAGACGCGCGACAGCGAATGCAAACGTGTGTTTGAATCGAAACGTGCAAACTTGTGGGTTGAGTTTTGTGCCGGAGACGCTAACGACTTGGTAGCCGTTATAATCTTCAGGTTGCCGCCATCACCTTTACTCGGTACTGCATCAGCAGCAGCCCGGCGCACGGTAGCGGCAGTAGTGTAGGAAACGTCAGTCATTGGAAATACTCCTTATTTAAGTGTGAATTGACGCTAAAACGTAAGGAACCTGAGACTAAAGCCCCAAGTTCCTTACAATTAAGCATCAACAGCAGCAGAGTGGAACGAGGTCACAACGCCATATTGCTTGCCGTTGTAGAACGTCTTCTTGATGTCATGCTTCGCAGTGATGCCGACGCCATTCAGATGCCCGTAGTCATCCTCGTTACGCAGTTTGAACGAAGCGTCCTTGCCCCGACCAAAGACAACTGCCTGAGCGCCGCACAGGAAACCGATGCCGACGCGCGATCCGCCGTTACCGCCAGTTTTCAAGCTGTCGGCGACTGCGTGTGCACCCCAGACACCGTCCCACAGACCAGTTCCCGACGCATTGTCGATGAACTTATCAAGATCAGCCACTTCTTTGATGATAACGCTGTCCCACAATAAATCACCACCACCAAACAGCGGATTGTTTTTAAAGTCGCTTTCACGCGGACGTGCATCCTTGTTGGCGGCGATGATTGATGCATCAGCCTTCAAATCACGGAAAGCAAACGAACCAACGAATAGTACGTACCAAGGCTCATCCTCGTTGATAATAACCGGACGAATAAGTGGGTTAGACTGGCCGGCGATTCGCTTAAGTTGCGATACCATTGCCGCTGACATTTTGTCGTTGGTGGTATCAATGGTAGAGAGGGACGTGGTATGGTCGCCACTCGTGAGGTTCGACTTGGCAATCCCATAAAGGATGCGGTCGGTGTTAGCTGCCTGCCAAGCGTCAAGGTTCGCGCCGCTTGCTGCGGAGCTACCCTTGGCGCCAGATGCTTCTGTACCACCGTAGTTGTAGTACGTTCCACCGGCCTGAATTGCACCAAGAGCCTGAATGATCTGGTTAAGCTTAGTTTCCATGATCCAGGTCTGCAGCGCAGGTTTCGCTTCAACGTACAGATCAAACTCGGATTTTTCACGCTCCTCGTTATCGATCAGCACACCATTACGCAGATGTGAAGGCTCAAAGGTGAAATCAAAGTTGCTCAGCGATTCTTCGTTACCAACGAGGCTAGCTGAACCACGAACGCCACCGCCGGAGAGCTTGCCGATGAGGCCGATGCTCTTCTTGCGAAGGTTTTTGTTCGTTTGGATGATGGCGTTTTCAGTTGCCCCGATATAGGGGCCGAAGCGACCTTCACGAACGTAAACGCGGTTTACCTTCGCCTGAAAATCAGTGACTTTGTTGCCACTGGAAACTGAAGTCATAGACATAGTTTTGATCCTTTAATGTTTATGGGTTAAAGAGCGCCCCTGAACAGCTCATCATCGGCAGAATCGCCTTTGCGGACGTTTCTGTTTGGGGACGCGTTGGTTGATCGGTTGAGATTCGGCACTGCTTTCAGTCCGCGAGTTACAGTCTCGTTAAGATTGGCCTGTTGCGTTGTGGGAGTTGCTAGCGTCTGAGTTTTTTTCCATTCCTGAAATTTCTTCCAGTCGTCGGAATCCCTCAGGCTTGCGAGCTCCTTCAGCTCCATGTCCTTCTTCGCGATGTCGTATGCCAACTTGGCCGGTAACGGGTCAGCTGCAACCGCTTGGTTCAACAGCGGGTTTGACTCCGCCATCTTCGCATAGTGATTGATCACGTCTTGATAATCCGGCCGCATTTCGCGCATGACGTCAGAACTGGCTTTCATACGGACGTGCAGGTTATGCCCTTCAGGATCGGTATCTTTGTCCGGAACGGGAATAGCCGTGTACTTCTGTAATTCGCTAGTCGCGGCGTCTAACTTGTCAGTGATTTCCTTCAGCGCCGCTTTGAAACGGTGCTCGGGGATCATCTTATGTCCCTTGGCATCTACGACTTCTTCAGATCCTTCTTTCTCTGTCGGCGGCACAGAGTCTTGTTCGCCCGATTCTTCTGCTTCTTCAGCCTCGCCACCATCTTGGGTGTCTTGGTTCGTTTCCGCAGCTTCGTTCGCGGTATCGCTGCCAGCGTCCGAATCATCGAATGGATCAAAATTAGTTTCAGTAGTTACTTCAGTAGACATAAACACTCCCATTTCGCCCGAATAAGCGGCGGCCTTTTCGCCCGTAGAACCACGGCGTCTGGTTTGTGCTGAAGGCACAAAAAAACCCGCACTCTTTCGAATGCAGGTTGCTCGGCGGCGGCCCGAAAATTACGCCCGAAGTACATTGTATTTTCAGATAATTTAGATGGTATCCGGAGCCATTACTGTGCCCTCTGGAAACAAGGATATAATCAACTGCTCTACATCCTCGCGGGTAGGCTCAGTAGGAAGCTGTCTAGACTCTGCGTAGTAGCACGCGCATGACGTGCCGTAATTCTCACGCTCAAGCACGTAGGCAATGTTCCAAAGATAATCCGTTACTGTTTCTGGATTCTCAGGGTCGCCATAAACCTCATTGAATTTTTCCCACGTTAAAACTGGGAAATTATAGGCTCCGTTGGTAGGCATATAGCTTCTCCTTATGCTGCGTTGTACCCTTGGGCGCTGAAATACACGGCTCCAGTGACGGACGCCGTAAGCGTTACCACCTCAAGAAGCGTATTCGCGGTGCCTTTCAGTGGGGTCGGAAAATTAAACTGCGTGGTAGGAAGACCTGATGTTGGTATTTTCGTTCTCCAAATTACAGCGCCTGCCGCTCCATCGCGTATCGCAAGCTCTGTTGCGGCTCCTAACGCCTCTGCCATCACCTGAATGCTAGTGATGTAATTGCGGATGCTTGCGCCAGCGGCGGCCTTAAATGTCACTGCTGTGGTGGTGTTCAAAATTCCGGATGCCTGCGCGGAGTACTGCCAATCTGTTTCAGGCGGAGAGTATTGCTTGACTACTGCCGCGCCTCCTGTGGTCATAAAAAGGTCGCTTGTATCGCTTGCTACCAAAGTAATATCTGCAGCGGTGACAACCTTACCACCTATGCGTACTGGGCTTCCTGATACTGCGGCAGAGTGTGCAGCCGCACCTGCTACCGTCATTGCCGAAGTAGTTGTGATTGTGCCAATATTAACCGGCAACATATTTCTACCAGACAATGAATCAACGCCGCTGATTCTAGTGCATGAGGTTTTGAAGAGTTCTGCATCTACAAATGCGAAAGTTGCGGTTGTTGATGATGCGGGGGCCGTGGATCCATTAAACACACGAATTTGAATGAATAACTCAACACCTTCAGGAACGTTCTGATTCATCGACGAGCGAGGAGTCCAGGTTTGGGTAGTCACACCATAAGCTATATCGCCAAATACAGATTCGTTAAAATCTACAGATTCGATGATGCCAATATGCCCAGTGGCTGTACTGTTAATTGTCGAGCTTGTTAGAGTATTCGCCCATCCTTTTCGTGCCGTCGAGTAGCCCCCACCAGCGGATGTCGAACTTATCCCGTTATAAATAACCTGATGGTAATTCATCCCAAACAATGAGCAGGTGCCGTCCCCTGATGCCGGGAACCCGCTGACCGTCAACACAAAGGTATCATCGTCAGTAATGGAGGCAATTATCGCGCGTTGCGTAAGGCATGAGCCAACACTGATTGCTCCGATCCAGATTCCCTTTCCAATATCTGCAATGCTAAACCCATGCATACGTTTTTTTACTGAAACGCTTACCGCACTGGTGATGGTAATCGGTAGATTATCACCGTAAAGATCGACTAATTCAAAAACAAAATTCTGGTTAACAATGCGCTGCGAAAGCGTTAAACCGTATCGGAAAATGCCATCAAAAACAAACGACTGCTTGCTGCGTATAATGGTTTCCTCATAGGCATTAACACCGGTTGTAATAATGAGGTTTCCACCAGTCTGGTCTACCGTCATCCCAGTGCTTTTTTGTATTATTGAAGCATATACCGGATCAACGCCACCAGTGATATTCTCGGCAAAGCCCCACTTATAAGTGACCTTGTTTTCACTGTTCGCTATTGCTTGCAGCATAATAAACCCCTTTTTTATACTGAAACGTTGCCCTTGAACGGCACCATTCCTGATTGCTGTAGTAACTGTGTTTCCAAGGCCGTTTGCTGAGCATCGGCCATCTTGACCGCCACGTTTGCATCAGCTTCCTTGGCTTTCGATTGTAGGTATTGTGCTTGCGGATCCGGCTCTTGGCCTTGCGCCGCCTTTGCAGCTTCCGCTTTGCGGTTCTCTATTTTCTCAATGAGCTTGTCCTTGCCAGAGATATTGCTGATCTCTAGCAGATCCACGATGTCGAAGGCGTTCTGCGCACCAAATTTCAGGATTGCGTCCAGCTGCTCCTGCGAGACGTTCGCCGTGTCATAGGCCTCGTCAAGGATAATGTCCATGTCGAGCTCTGCCGGCCGATTCTTGGTCTGCACCACCTGCTCAAGCAGCTGCGGATTAGTATTTTCAAGCTCAATCATCTTAGCGCTAGCGCCGAGTCGCATGGCGTGAGGCTTACTCTCATCGTCCATAATTTCCTGCAGCTGATCCTTTAACGTCTGGTCGATGTTGAAGCCAACCCAGCGCAGCTTGTCCTCGTCATCGGTGACGCGCACCCATTTTTCCTGCGTCCAGCCCTGACGAATGCGGCACCACATCTGCTTGTAGACGCGCAGTTTGAAGGCACCGAAGTTCTCAAACAGTTTGATGATGTCTGTCATGCCGGCTTGCTGCAGGCGCTGAATCGCAACACCGCTCAGCTCACCCACGCCACGCTCGCCGGCCAGCTGTGCGCTGAACGATTGCGCGTCCATTTCCTGCTTTGCTTCCTGAAGCAGCTCAAACTGACCCTGCGCCATGTCACCCGTAGGCAGGATACCGAAGTCCTTATTGAACTCGCCCTGTCCGACCTCAAGGTGACCATCCGGCTTGGCAAGCTCACGCTTGGCCTTGGCGATGTCATTCACTGCACCGCGGTTCCCGAAGGTCTGACGCTGTGAGAGCAGGAACAATGCTTTGCTGCGGCGATGGTTTATCTCGTCCTGCAGGTCGAGGAACGAAGCAATCTCACCATAGCGATTGTTCTCGCGGTCAATATATGCATGCTCAAACTCAAGTGGACAATCAGGCTCACCGAATTCATCAGTATATGGGCTCGGCATTGGCTGAACCAGGAATCCGCCACCGGTGTAGATGGCCAGCATCCATGTGCCTTTGATTTTACGATAATGCGTCAGCACCAAGAAGCGCCGGCGACGACCGCTGGTGTAATTCCACGATGGCTTGTCCTCAAAGGTTGAATCTGGCGTGTATGCCGTCGTGCTGAACGCATCTGGCTCTGCATCGGGAAATGCATCACGGATGTCTTCCTCATCCATCCAGATGCCAAAACCCTTGCCGCGCGCATCGCTGAAATCATGTTTGCGGCTGAATGGGTCGAAGAAGATGCGATCCCACGGGATGTGATCCACCACCACATCCATGTCGCCTTTTCTAGTCTGTTCAAGCACGATATTGACGCCGGTGTATCCCTCGCAGAAGAAATTATCGGCGCACTCAAGAAACGTGCTGTTGAGCGCTATTTTGTCCGCGGCGAACCGCAGCCCATCGGTGCAGGCCTCCGCGCTTTCGCTATCATGATCCACATTGCGGGGGTATGCCTTCGGGTCACCCTTGCGAACCGAGGTAAGCCCAAGCAGTCCGTTCAGCTTGATCTTGATTCGGTTGTTGACGATAGGTGCTTGTTTGCGCTTTTTCAGCGCCGCCACTTGCTCCGGCGTCCATTGCTTCCCATCGTAATAATCGCGGCACCGCTCGCTGAGCATCCGCGCATCCTGCGTATTGTCGAGGAAATCCTGCACAGTCTCGCGCCAATCACAATGCTCCGTGTATTCCGGATCTGCATTGGCCGCGCCCTTTTTAGACTGGGATTGTGCCATTTCCATATTCATCATTGTCGTCATCCACTCCGTAATCGTTGGCCGGCACGTCAAGCTTGTCGTGATACTGCGACGGACCGAATGCCATGCCCAGTAGGCGGCCGAAGATGCCGCATACGTCCACTTTGTCGTCCACCTTATCGGCCTTGCCCGTGAACTTAAGCAGCTGAGCAATCAGGTCGTCACCCCATGACCCGTAAGGAATGTGGACTTTGCCCTGCGAGGCAAGAGCCTGGAAAGATTTGGCATTACTTGCCTTGCTTGATGTCGCCGGCAGCCATTCCATCTTAAAAAACAACCGGCGACGCTGCTGCTCCTTCAGAACGAAAGGCTCCATCGCGCGACGAATCACACCGGATTCCGCAGCCCATAGCATCGGATCATGGTCGAGAAACATCTGAAGCATCGTGTCGATGGATTTATCCAGCGTCACACGTGCAGAGCTCCAATCAAGAATCCACAAATCGTCTTTGATGTCGAAGCCGCCAACGGCCTGCTCAGTCCAGTCACCCGCATCCGCCGTCACAGCGTAGTCACCTGCACCATATTTGACGAGACGGGTAGGCTCCTCACCGAGACGGAAACGCCCAGCATCAAACCACTCCGCCTTGAAGAACGTTCCGGCGTCAGGTGTCGGGTCTTGCATGTATTGCGCCTGGAACACTGCGTGATCTGCAGCTTTCATTTTCATCAGCTCATCGAACGTGTGCTTCGCAGGCCATAGGCTTGTGCGAGCCTCTTCATCACATGCCGGAAGGTTGAGGTGGTAGAATCCTTCCTCCATTCCGCCGTTAAGGACGAATCCGGCCATATCATCCTCGTGCAATCGCTGCATGATGATGATGATCGGCGTGTTGCGCGAGTTACGCCGCGACTTAATCGTGCTGTTCAACCGCTTATTGACGCGGTTACGCTCTTTTTCGTTGTAGGCATCATCCACCTTAATCGGGTCATCGATGACAATGGCTCCGTAGAATAGGTTTGGATCCAGAGTTTCTTTACCATCATCGGCGAAGAACTCATCTATGTCAGCATCCAGCGCGGCATCGGCTTCGTCTAGCTGCTCCTGCTGCTCGGCGCTTACGTCAGCAAGTGAACCTGCGCCGAATCCAGTTACTGCACCGCCGGCTGCCGTGGCGTAAACTCCGCCGCCCTGTTCCGTATACCATTTTTTCTTGCTGTCTGCATCAGCCTTGATCTTCACATTCCAGAAATCCTGGTATTCCTTGCTCGTCACCGTCTCGCGGCACTTGGCGCTGTTATCCAGCGCTAGCTCATCAGAATATGATAAGTGGATGAACTTAGCGCGTGGGTTACGAGCTATGCACCGCGCCATCCAGTCAATGACGCAGAATTGCGTTTTCCCGAACCGTGGCGGGATGGTGATTACCAGGTTCTTGATCTCACCGCTCTCAACCCGCGCTAGCGTTTGGTCAATCGATAGGTGATGATGGCCAGGAATGAATGCTTCACCGCGCGCACGTAAGAAGAACTTCGTGAATGCGGTCTGACTAGCTTCCAGTGATCGCTTTAGCTTTACCTTTTTCGCCCTTCGCTGCAATGCCGATAGTTGCGAGGGCGGCAATGACATCAGCAAGCTGGTCGTCATTGAGCTGTTCGAGGAGGGCATCAAGCTGTGAGTCGCCTTCTTTTATGTTCAGCTCTTTCGGAATCAGGCTAGCCGCGACACGCAGATAGGCAGCAGGGTCTTCCAGCCTACAGACCTGTATCGCTGATGCGCCGGCCATTTCCCAATCGGCGAGGAAATCCTTGATAAATGCCTCGGCAAACTTGTTGCGCGAACCTTTTGGTCGGCCAGCCGGGTTATGAACTTCGCCTGGCTTGAACTGGTATGGTACAAGCTGCTCAGTCTTGCTGTTGCGTTTAGCCTTTTTTTTCGCAGTATTATTTCTCTTAGGTGCTTCCGACTTATGAGCCATACTGATAATCATCACCGGCATATTCTCGGCTGCGATCAACCACCCTGACCTGCAGCCATAATGTTTTCGTCTGCGTTGCTGTGGTTAACGTGATTTTGATATTGGTAAGACCTGCCTGAGAGAAGTTCACCAATGCTGAAACAACACCGGCAACCAATGACTGAGCAGAGATTGCAGCGCTACCGCTTCCATCGTTCGTCCAGGTCGCGGAGGTAATGACGCTGTTATCATCCTGCCATGGCGTACAGTCGAATTCATACTTCACTACATCACCTATTGAGGCGCTGTCCTTGAACGCGTCAACCTTGGTTTTCGTTGCAAGTGTGAAGTTCACGGTCATTGCTGCATTCCTGATATAGGCTTATTTCTACGTCCGGCGATCAACCCGGACGGCCTCTGGGGAGGTCTTGAGATGCTCGCCTACGAGCGTAGCGGATAAACAAAAAGCCCAGCCGCATTTCTGTGGCAGGGCTTTGCTGAATTTTTGACGTAGTTGTGGTGTCCTTATGGGGTGATTGTTATAAAATTTTAGCAAATGCGTCAAGCTGTAATTTGCTTTTCTTTCATCTCTTCAATAATTTTTCGAACTTCTGCCATTACGGTGACAAGGCGTGCGAATGATCGCCGGTATGTGTTGCTAAGGCTGCGGTGTGCTGCCTCATGGATTACTGGATCATTTTTAAGCAACTCTGCCATACGCTTGCGGATAGATGCTGAATCGGTGTCTATGGCATCAGCAATTATTTCACAATCATGGCGCTGCATGCGTCTGGATATGAGAACGAACCCAATCTCTCCAAAATTGTCGCCACGTGGCTTTTCTTCTAATGGGTCGTATGGCATTATTTCATTGCGGAAGATACGCGTGGCTTGGCTTCGCCATATTTGGTAGGTTCTTCCATCGAAAAGCTCTTGATCGTCAATGATGCGTTTTTCCGCCAAAAACTCCATAAGGCTCTTCATTTGAACCTCGGCATATTTTATAATGCCCGATTCGCCATATTCAACATTAATGCCAAGCATAGATTGGCGTTCGGGGGTTAGAATCTGCTTCCCCTTAGGAAGCCATACGGACTTGTCTATCTTTTCGCAGTCATCATCAATTATTGCGTTCATTCTTCCCCCCATTGTTTTTTTTGCTACTTGCCGAGGGATCTTGTTTTTATCTTTATGCTGCTGAATAAACCGGGCTACGGCTCATCCGCTCATCCCGCCACCGGTAGATGGCATCTTTAGAATCAGCCGCGTCTACCTGCATGAAGTAACCGCCTCTCCCATTGATCTGAAGACTAGGCTCTTCCGCTCCTCCAACATGCATAAACGGCGTGTATCGGCTCTTTTTCATTTCCAGATAGGCGAATGGTTCGGTTTCATCCGGGCGCAACAGGAAATACATCTGGTCGCATGCGCGCTGCAGGCCGCCACTACCAAGCACCACTCCATCACGGTTTAGCTGAGCTGTATTTAGCCCGAACAGGCCATGGCGCTTACAGATAGCCGCCTGCCACTGCGCTACCATACCCAAGAACGTCGCGTCGCTGTCTCGGGTTGCCTTGCCGCCGACCAGCTGCCAATAGTCAAGAATGAAGCCTTTAATGCCGTATTTTGCCACGGCGGTAGTGATGACCTGCCGTAGCGTGTCAAACGTTAGGAATGGGTCGGAGTAATAAACCACATTGCCGGATTCGCTTAAGGCTACCTCGCCAAGCCGGTTCCAGAAATTGCCGTCACGGCGCGAATCATCGTTAAACGCGCGGATGTCCGCCCCCATATCCATCGCCATACTGCGGCTATGGGTTTCCATCTCGCCCATTTCAGCGCAAATGTAGAGATGCTTTACCCCGGAGCGCTTGAGGTGATTGCTGATGGTGCAGGCTAGCATCGTTTTTCCATGGCCGGAATCTGCGGCGATCCCATATAGCCTGCCCTCCTGAAGTCCGCCCTGCATGGCACTATCAACCCGCGATAGACCAGTTGGGTAAAACTTGCGCCCACGCTTCAGCTCTTCGCAGATAGCCTCGGCAACCTGCCGGTCACTTTTCATGCTGTGCGATAAGCTTTGCTTGTTCGCGTCATCAAGAGCACCCGCCATGCCCGACACAAGCTCGGCGTTATCCACTTCATCTGTCGCGTCAATCACTGCCTGTGCTGCCTGCTGTAATATCCGTCGCGTAGCCAGCTTGACCAACGTTGCCGCATAGTCACTCAGGTTGATAACGCTCGTGGATGACTTGACCAGAGCAAGGATATAACTCTGCTCAGATTCGCTGAGGATGGCTTTCAGCTTAGCAAGCGTCGTCACCTCGCCACGCTCACGCATCAGGCGGATGCAATCATAAATCCTGCCATGGATCTCGGCATGGAAATGCTCGGCGCGCAGCTCGGATTGCAGCATATCCATTGCCTCGCCATGGGCGATAAGCGTCCCGATAACGGCCTGCTCGATTTCGTCATTGTGGGAAAGTTTCATACGATGATTGCCCCTGATCCCTTGGTTTTCTGCGTAGTTTGCGGGCTAGGTCGGCACCGCTCCCAATCAAAAGCATTTCGGTATGCGGCCACGAAATCCTTGTATTTTTTGCCATTTGATCGGCAATAATCCTTGAATATTTCAAGAACCCTCAGTGGGTTATGGCTAAGGTATTCACCATGCATGCGCTTTTCAGTTAGCCATTCGGTGATGTGATCGACAGAAAGCTCTTCCAGCGCCACCTGCTGTTTTTTTGATGCGGGCGGGCGTGTGGGTACGCTATCACCGTTAGGTGATTGAATCAGTGAATCAGGATTCAGTGAATCAGGGGGTAGCGCTTTCGTAATAGTTTGTCTTGAAGAAGACTTTTTCCGAAAGTTGCACCCTTCTTCGGCGGGTATCAAGGAAGCCTTTTCCGTGAAATGTGGCGATTGATGCTCATTAAATCCGAGAATTTGTATGCATTTAAGCCCGTCTTTTTCGTAGCGCAGTATATGTCCATGCAGGTGAAGTTCGGCGAGCAAAGCGTCAACATTTACGTCGTCGCACGGGAAAATCTCCATTTTAATCTGCTTCGGCTTGTCTAAAAGACGGCCTTCACGGTCAGCAAGCATCCATAATCCTGGAGCGAGCAGGCGGGCAGGGATTGAGCATTCGACTAGGTTCTCATTCTTATAAAAGCCCGGCTTAATATTACGCGCGCGCATAGTCTTCCTCACTTTCCTCACGATTGAGTGGTGACAGGGGCGCACGACCCGTGAGGCGAGCATCGTGCATGGCAGTTGCAATGCTGCTGCCCCTGTCTTCTGGTAGCTGCAAATCATGCAGCACATTCGGTAAAATATCGGATATATGGCGGTTGGTCATGCCATAGACTCCGAATAATGGATGGTTGGCTGCTTGGGGCAGTACGGCTTGCCGCATAGATAAACGGTGGCCAGCATGTAGGCATACAGGGCGGCAACGATCCACATGGCGATACAGAGAACGCGCATCATAGCGTCGAACTCCCCGCGATATAACGTGGTGCCGGGCGCGTAGGGATAAGCCCCCAATTGCGCAACGTCTGTTCAACCTGCGGCAAGCTATTACATACCGCGGTATGCACGCCACAGGAGGTGAGAGTGTCTAAGATAGCGCGCTGGTGCGGCTCTACCTTGCCCTTGCCTGGGCGCTTCATCTCAATTACGCCGTGGCCACCGATCCAGTAAAGTACCAGATCCGGAAAGCCCGCTAGCACGCCCATGGCCTTGAGGTTCTTTCCCTCCACCGGGTTGCGCGAGCCACCATTAGGCACCGCCGCCACAATGCGCACCTGAGGGAATGCGGAGCGGATGTAATTCACTACATGGATTTGTAAGGCGCGCTCATGGTGCTTCACCATTTTCTTCTCACGCGATTTCTCTTCCAGTGCGCGGTATTCTTCTGCAGTCATGCTGTTATCCATGGCTACACATCCAGCTCAATTTGCATGCCCAGGGCGCGGGTGTAGAGGTCGAGCATATATTCCGCCTCGGTGCGCTCACTCGCCCCCATTTTGCGCAGCTTCAGAATTTGGCGCATGGTTTTTACGTCGAAGCCGTTGGACTTGGCTTCAGCAAATACATCGCGGATGTCGCTGGCGATGCCTGATTTATCTTCATCAAGCCGCTCGATGCGCTCAATGTAAGATTTAAGCTTGGTGTCGTCTATATTCCCGGCCTTCACATGCCACTCCTGTATCTTGATTTTTTGAGAGGGGGCAGCTGGTGCGTTTAATTCCACTGCCCCCTCCCACCCCATGCCCGCTTACTGTGGTTTGCCAGTGCGGATGGAATTCGTTAGGCCTTCATCGCATCAAGCCACCACTTGCCAATCCTCGGCGAGAACATCGGTTTGGGATGCCAGCCAAGGCACAACGCTTTCTTGCGCTGTTTTCATGGCGATATAGGCTTGGTAGGGAACCAGTGGAACGCCGGATACGTGAGTGCCAGTGCCTTTATCAGCCCAATACGCTTTCGCGGCTTCGGTCTGCGCGGCGTAGTTGTTGCCGGGGACAAGGTAGAGCCACATGCCCTTGCCATTCCATCCGGCGCGCGCGACTTTCTTACCGGCCTTCAGCGCTTCGACAGCATGGCCAAAGCTCAGAGCATCGATTGGCTGATAGGCCTTCTCAAATTGCTCTTTAGGCGACCAACTGACATAGCCAGCATGGCCAAAGACGTTAGGTTTACCGCCATCAAGATATTCGACGAGATAGCCTTCATCGGAACCATTCTCATTCGCTGGCAATGTCCAGCCGCGGTAGGTGTTATAATCGGCGCGGCTCATTGGCTTGGCGGCGATCAGTTTTGTACCATAAAATTGTTGCATTATTGCCTCCCTACGCCGTCAGAGCGTCACTGGCAGACGCAGTATCCGTCGCAGTGCTCTCGCCACCAGCAACGGCAGCGGGCTGCTTTGGGCTAAGCGCATCCGCTAGGGTGCCGGCGTTAGGATCAATAGTCGTGGGGGCAGTAGAGTTAAAATTATCTTCCGCCAGCAAAAAGCCGAACAACGGCCACAGCTTGTCAAAAGCATTATCATAGGCGATGCGCTCGCCGATCTCTTTGTTATAGTTTTCCGGGTTAACGCATGCGGATTCACCGCGTACAGAAAAGCCATTATCTAGCTTAATATTGCACAGTGTCACCGTGTCGAATTGGCGCACAAAACTGACTGACGCAATGCGGCTCTCTATTTGTTTCTTGGTAACTCTGGGGGCTGGGCTTTCGCTGAGTTTTTGCGATAGCTGCAAGTCTGTAATAAGTTGATTGCTCATGTATACTCCTGTGTTCACCGCGCTTATTAAAATTGGGAGGGGTGCGCGTTGATAACCCCTCCCAACCGATAGTAGCGCTTGCCGCTTCTACCTAGAGCGCCTGTTATCGGCGCTTTTTTGTTAGGGTGAGTGAGCCTTGCGACCCACTCACCCGCTCGCTATGGTCTGGCTGTCTCATGCGGAGACAAACAACCTAACCATGGAGAATTTATGTCTGATGCAGTCCAGTACCCATCCACTCCAGAAGCCGTTGCCTATAAACTTTGGGAAATGCTTCGTTCAAAAGAAGATGCTGAGCGCATCAGGGAATTAGAAAAATTCAAACAATGTCTTGATGCCGCCAGAAACACTATTATTGATCCTTTGCGATAAGCCCAAGGACGGCGCGGCCAAGTGCTGCGTCGTCCGATTTCCCAGTCACGAACTCGTAAAATTTTTCAGCCACCTCGACCCTGCAAGGGTGCGGCGATGTTCCTGTGCACGCCAACTGAAGCGCCCACTTCCTCAATTCCACTTCATATTGCGTCATAAGAACTCCTTTACATTCGTTAACAATTCGTTTACTTAACCCCTGCGCGTTGCCATCTGAACCCCGAGGGTCACTATGCACGCTCACTTTCAAAAAATTCATCAGCCGCGCGCATCTCTAAGGAGCCAATCCTCTGCCTTTACGAGGGTATCCGCTCGGCATCCTCCGCCAGCTTCTAGGTTAGAAAAAAAATCACCATCTTTGACAATTAGAGCGCCTAGGTAGCCAATTGAGATTCCCTTGCGCTCACAAGCTTTGCGAGCCAAATCAAGCAGCTTTTGGCGATACTCTGGGTCGATGATGCGTTCTCTCATTTCTGCAACCATGCTTGGTGAATATGAATAGCATATATTGGAATCTCCCATTATCGTCAAGAGGAATCTCCCATCATGGAAAATTCCACGCAATACTCGATAATGCGGGCATGTATTTTGATGTCACACGCGAAGAACTGCTTGAGTTGCTTGTTTCCTATGAAAAGGAAGCAAGCCTAAGGAGCTTGGCTATAAAGGCAGGCATCAGCTATGCCGCACTTGTAGACTTTAAGCGGGGTAAATCGCACTTGCTTGGCGATAAGAATCTACGTGCAGTTATGGGCGTGTTGCGCCCACAATCGGTGCAAGAATCAAGAACAGTACCTATTGTCGGCTATGTTGGTGCTGGAGCCGATGTATTTCCCATTGATGACCATGTGAAAGGGCAAGGCATTGGTGAGGCGGATATACCGCCATTTGATCACCAAATGAATATAAACAAAACTGTGGCTGTCGAGGTGCGCGGAAATTCTATGGAGCCGCTGTTCTTTGAAGGTTTTAAGCTGTTCTACAGCGAACGGGTTACAGGGGTGGCGTATGAGTTTGTCGGTGCTATCTGCATCGTATGGCTGTATGATGGTCGGTGCCTTGTGAAGAAGATTCGTCAGGGAAGCAAGGCGGGCTATTACACGCTAGATAGCATCAATCCGAATGATCCGCCGATCAAGGATGTAGCGGTGCAATGGTCGGCTTATGTTGAATGCTGGAAACAGAGGTGAATATGAATAAATTTACGATATTGACATGCATATTGATGCTTTCTGCCTGTACAAATAAGCCCGCGCCTATACCAGCGCCGCCATCAGAGCCGTATATATTACCACAAAACACATCCGACTTATACGTATGTGAGATGGCTAGCCTCAATATCAAGCCGGAGTGGAATATTGAAGCAAAGAAAAGAAAGCTGTCTTGTAAAAAAATTCTAGAAAAAGCTAAAATTGAGCACATAAAGCAAGAGAAAGAAGCTGCGCGGCTATATAAGGAGGAACGCATTAGCCGAATTAAAGCTTTTGATGCATTTAGCTTATGTGCAAACTGGTTTAATAATCGTTCATCCGAATATATAGGCGTAGTTGATAATGAGGTAAAGAATCGCGGATTGAATTGTCAGCAAATGATGGCGGATGCCGAAAGAAACGCTATGATTTCCGAAGCACAAAGACAGCAGGCAATTCAGAACTTAATGCAAAATAATATAGAGCGCCAACGAATTGATGCAGAGAACCAACAAAGGCTTATTTTGCATAGAATGCCTACATTACCTGCAAACACAGCAACCCGTACAAGTTGCCAGAGAAATTATTCTGGTAGCGTAGACTGCACTACATATTAGCATTAACGGAATTTTTATTGGCTAAAGGAGTTGGTTATGAAACAAAGATCTCTTATCCTATTGTCGGTGGCTTCGCTGATTCTATCGGCATGTGGCGATGCAAGCAATTACCGCCCCCAGGTGACGAGCCGCCCAGCAAAAGGTAATTATGAGAAGGACGTAGCCACGTGCATATCTGTTGGGCAAGAGAAGCACAAAAGAGCCGCCGATGCATATACAGCGAGTGGCAATGCTTTATGGTCTGGCCTCTTCGGTCTCGCCGGCAGTGCAGTTGGTAGCCAGGTAGGGTCAGCCGACTACAATAAATCTACTTATGATTTTATCAATGAGTGTTTAGAGGCTAAAGGCTATGTACTAGCTCGATAAGCGACAGATACTAGGCAAAATGGGCGTACTATGGCGACTGATGAGGTGAAGTTTATCCTCCTCATAATGGCTTTTGGAGTTTTCTATTATTGGATACTGCTGCATCAAAAAACACCAGTTGTTTTGATTTATAGCCGATAACTTCAGTGCCTATTATTAGGCAAGGCGGCCATAGTGTTGCCGCTAGGCGGATCATCAGCCAGGGCGATACCTCCCCAACCTCCCCGCCTAGCGTAGTGCAAGCGCCCACCAATGTTTCATGGCGCACTAAGTCCCCGAGGGGCGTTACTAAGCGCTGCATCAGCCTAGCGCCTTTTCAGCATTCGGCTGGCTACTCCCATTTACGGTTTCGCTGATTTTATCCATTTAGCGGCTTTACAATCATATTTGCCACCATGCTTTGCTTGCAAAACCTCGTTATAGATTAGGATTTGCGTAGCTGTACCCTCCGTTAGCATATCCTCTTTACTCACACATATAGGCTGCGCATTCTCAGCTGGCATCGCTAAAGGCATTTTGTCGATCACTAGCTTTTGTATGCCTGATTGCGCGATATTGTATTGTTTCTCAAAAAACTCCGATTGCTTTTGAATTATATTCATTCGCTCCTGAAGGTGCCAGTGCATCACCGCAAGGCCGGCATTAAAGGCAATAAAAATGAATAGTGGCGCATACTTCACCACACGCCATTCCTTGAGCATATATCTAAACGCTGCATCCCACATGCGGCATTCATACGCCATACTCCCAGTAGGTCAATCCAAAGGAGCGCGGCTAGCCACAATCCCCCACCCTGTTCTAGCATCCTGAGTTGGCAAGTCAAGATATTTATTGGAATCTCCCATTTTTATTGTTGACTATATTGGAATCTCCCACTATGTTCTGGTTATCGAACAAGGAGGTGGGGAAATGCAAAACTTCTACAGAGCGCAGCTAGATAACGGGTCGAATTGGGAAGCTGATACGCTTGCCGAGCTGATCGGTTCCATCACCCGGCACTATGGCGATGGTGACACTGCCGAGTGCCCACTGGCAACCAGCATCATCCTCTCCACCCCAGATAGCGAAATTGAGTTACCCCCGCTTGAGGTTGAGGCTTTCAACCGTGAGCTGGAAGGTGATTTCGAGGAAGCAGCTTTAGAGTGCTCATACACGGCAGATTACGTGCGTGGCGTTAGCAGCATGGCGGGGAGGCTCTAATGGAAATCGTTAGCCAATTTACCGCCAAGCCTACTTATGGCTGCTACACGGTGCGGCAATTCCACCAGTACGTGCTCACCGGGGAACGGTTCGCCAATGACAACAGCTATGAGTGGGGGCGCATCCAGCGCTTCATGCATGAAGTCGATAAGGCAATCAGCGCCTACGATGCACGGGGAGAGTCCAATGCGTAACCTTCTCTCAGCCCTAGCGCTTATGGCCATGCTTGCTGCATGCGCAAAGCTCACCGTCGATTCCATCGACAAAACACAGGAATACCGCGACCGCGCCGAGCTGGTGCGGTGCCAAGAGGGCTACACCGCCGCATGTAAACACGTTCAGCAATTGCAGCAGATGCAAGCGGAGTATGCGCAGCCAACCATTAGCACTTTAGGAGGCCAGCAGTGAGCCAGACACAGAATAATGCCGCAGCCTTGGCGGAGACAGTAGCGGGCGACCGTGAGGGGTCACATGGGGTTGAAACACCTGAAATGACAGGTGGCCGAACGATTGCAAAAATCGAGGCGGCATTGAAAGCAAAGCTTGACCCTAAGCACGTTAAGGAACGCGAGCAAGGCGGGGCGAAGGTGAAATATATCGAGGGGTGGCATGCCATCCAAACGATGAATGAAATATTCGGCCACCTGAATTGGTCACGCGAAACCATCGTCATGCGTGAGGTGTGCTCGTACAAAAACCAGAACTACAACCATGTGGTTGGTTATGAGGCCAAGGTTCTTGTTACCGTAACCATTCCAGGCGTTGGCAAAGTGGTGCGTGAGGGCACTGGCCATGGCAGTGGAATCGCACGCGATTTGTTCTCAGCTATAGAATCGGCGGGCAAAGAAGCTGAAACCGATGCAATGAAGCGCGCCATGATGACGTTCGGCAATCCGCTTGGCTTGGCGCTGTACGACAAAACACGCGCGAACGTTGGCGTTGATACGCCGGAGCCGAAACCAAAAGCACCGTTAGTGGAGCGTTACGCGAAAGCGATGGGGGTGGTGAAGGCTGCGGCAAATGAGGATGCATTGTTGCGTATCACATCCAGCCCAAATTACCAAAACCTGCTGTCCGATCTAGACGATACGGCGATGAAATCCGAGCTGATGAATACCGTAACCGAGCGTTTCACCCATCTTTCCACCCCAGTGCCTGAAATCGCAGGCGCAGAATATTACGGAGTATAGCCATGAACCTTATCAAAGCACAGATGGAGGCCGCTGTAGTAGCGCAAATCGTTGCTGCATTCGATGGCGAGGATGACGAGACAATCCGTCAGGCAATTCAAGATGGGACATGCATTGAAGAAATCATGCGCGCCCTGCTGAATGCCATTGCTGAGGATGAAAGCATGGAAGAAGCCATCAGCATCCGCCAACGAGAGCTGGCAGAGCGCAAGGGCAGGTTTGGCGCTAGGCGCGGTAGGGTGCGAGACGTGCTCAGCGATCTTATGCAGCGGGCGAATCTGCGCAAGCTGGAGCTGGCAGAGGCGACTCTATCACTGAGCAATTCTCCGCAATCGGTTCGCATCACCGATGAGAACGCCATACCGGATCAATTCCTGCGCATCAAAAAAGAGCCCGATAAGGCCGCGATTAAAGATGCACTAAAAAGTGGCGATATTGTTGCTGGAGCGGAGCTAAGCAACGGCGGTCAATCATTAACAATTCGGAGGAAGTAACATGAAACGAGTAAAGCGCATTGTCGCAACAGTCGGAGAATATACCGACCGCGAAGGAAGAACAAAGAAACAATACGTAAATATCGGCACGCTTTTTGAGCGCCCCGATGGCAGCCAGGCAATCAAAATAGAAAGCATCCCCATTGGATGGAACGGCTGGGCATCCTTTTATGAGATCGAAGAGCGCGGGAATGAGCCGCGAAGCGCTACCACGAAATCAGCTCAAGTTGAGCGTGAAATTGACGACGAAATCCCGTTTTAGGACTGTAAAATGGCTCAATCCACACAATTTGATTTTGTAGCGGCAGGCGGGGCGATACCGTTCCTAATAACGCAACAAATGCAGCGCATACTTCGCACAATGCAGGGGAAGAATGTTCGCCTGTCCGTGCAGGAAATTAAACGTCGTCGGTCAGATAAGCAAAACCGTTATTATTGGGGATGCGTTCTTCCCATAGTGCACGAGATGTTTCTTGATGCTGGCAACGTAATGGATGCGGATGAAGTGCATATATTCCTCAAGCAGCACATAGGGAAATTAACCAAAACGGTTTCAGACCCCAAAGGCCGTATGGGCAAGGTTGTGCGCTCTAGCACGGAGCTGACTACAGAGGAATGGGAAAGATTTATGGAGGCGGTGCGCGCATGGTCTGCAGAGTTCGGCGTGTCGATTCCATTGCCAAAAGAAACTGAGTTCTGGGAGGGCGTATGCTGAAGAATCTAGATATTCAAGACCTGTTCGACCCGCTGCGCTACCCGGAAGACCCCGGCTACCAGAAAACCGAAACAAGCTATGAGGCGGCAAAGAAAATTCGCCCCGCAAAGCATTATTACGAAAACAGGGTGATAGATATGCTCAAGCAGTACGTCGAGCTTACGGATCATGAAATAGCAAGCAAAGCCGGGGAAGACTTCGACAATATGCAGCCTGCGCGCTCGCGCCTGACGCAGCGCGGGCTGATCGAGGCATGTGGGCGCGGTTTTAGCGCCAAAGGAAACCCATGCAACGTATGGAAACTAACATAGCGCCGGATAAAAATTAACCAAATCGAGTGAGAAAAATATGGAAACCGTTAATAAAGTGAAAAACCAAGCAGAACTGGAAATCGAAGCGCTAGCGAAAAAGTTGAGGACTCTCGCCTGCCGCATTACGAAGAACGCGGATAACCTCACTGTCGGTGGATCCATCGACCTGCAGGGCACGCAGATTATGTCGCTGCCGGATAACCTCACTGTCGGTGGCCCCCTCTACCTGCGGGGCACGCAGATTACGTCGCTGCCGGATAACCTCACTGTCGGTGGCTCCCTCTACCTGCAGGGCACGCAGATTACGTCGCTGCCGGATAACCTCACTGTCGGTGGTTACCTCGATCTGCAGGGCACGCAGATTACGTCGCTGCCGGATAACCTCACTGTCGGTGGATCCATCGACCTGCAGGGCACGCAGATTACGTCGCTGCCGGATAACCTCACTGTCGGTGGCTCCCTCTACCTGCAGGGCACGCAGATTATGTCGCTGCCGGATAACCTCACTGTCGGTGGATCCATCGATCTGCGGGGCACGCAGATTACGTCGCTGCCGGATAACCTCACTGTCGGTGGATCCATCGACCTGCAGGGCACGCAGATTACTGCACTGACGGATAAAATACCTGGCTGCGCCATACCATACCGTAAAGTCGGACAGATTATGG